GTGAAGTCTTTAGCATTAACAGCAGGACGATGTCTCAAGCATCCGCAACTTTTAATACTCCCGTTCAAAAACGAGTAAATTGGAATAACGGTTTCATTTCCACATTCACATTTGCATTTCCAATAAACAGTATTCTTTTCTTTATGGTCAAAGCATATTGCGGTTAAAAGATTACGCTTCTCTCCTGTATAGTCGGTATTGGATACAGCGTCAGAAAAATCTCTTTTAACATCTAGACGTCTAGCTAATCCTTTTATGTTTGCTTTCTTTTGATTTGGAAAATACTTAAAAAGACTGTCCCAGTCACCTAACGGATAATACTTTTTTAATGCTGATATTTGTTCTTCGGAGAATTTCCTAAACTTCACAGTTTTATTATAACAAGCTAATCACTTATGAATTCTTTCCGATTAGCACGCTAAAAGCTAAATCAAGATTAATGTATTTATATACTAGATAGATAACTTTTTTCCTTTCTTACAGGATTAGTTCATGAACCGTTTAGAGAATTAGAGGAGCATACTTATGGAATTTAAAGCATATTATGATTGTATTTTGAAGTTAGATAGAAATGTACCATATTTAGAACAGGTATGATTCGATTATTACCACTTTGACTTAAATGGAGATGAGATATCTCTAGATATAGGTGATGCTGATGGTTTCGATGATGTACCAGATAGAAATGGATATTTATATTTTGCTGGTTCTTTCGACTGTACTTGTGACAAAGATTTCGACTTAGATGAAACTTTTAATCCAACAAACTTAGATCCTATTTTCACATTTATCGATAGGTTTGATAAGCAGATCTATTATGAAGTAGTGGAAGCGGGTCTTACTGTATATACAAACGATGGTAACAGACTATATTTTAAAGAGCGACATTGCTAATTCCTTTATAGTCTTTTAGAGATTACTTTTGTTCTGGATTTGCTATTTGACAAAACACTAAGTGGATTATATGTATCAAAGTTTTTATCTCTGATATCATCGCTAAATAGTCTTACATATTTTCTAGTCATATCTAAAGTGGAGTGAGTGAGCATTTGCTGAAGAACAAAAGCATTCCCTCCATTTTTAATAAACAACCTACTAAAAGAATGTCTTAAAGCGTGTGGATATATCGGTCTGATTCCTCTTTTCTTACAATAACGAGCAAAAGACAATTTCAATGCTCCTTCTGACATCTGACAACCTCTAATATCTGGGAAAAGATAGTCAGACTGTGTATCCCACGTTTTAATAAAGTTCTTTAAAACTCTTTCTACTTGAGTAGTCAAAGGTATCAAAGCAATCTTCTTATTCTTTAGATGTCTATATGTAACTGTATGTGATTTAAAATCAATATCTTCAATTTTAATATTTCTTATAGTTGAACTTCTTGCTCCGGTAGCTAGAATAAAGCAGATAATAGTATAAGTTCTCATATCTGTATAATCATTTTGGTTTTTGATCTTAAGTAATTTTTCAATTTCATCATCTGTAGCAAATTTGAGTTTTTCTTCTTGACCCTTAACTAAATGGATTTTGAATCGTTCTATATGGTTATGTTCCATACACCAATACAAAAATACTCGGACCGTTCTGATATCATGATTTATACTCCCAATCGATAAACCAGTACCCATCAAAGAAATAACATATTGATTATAGAGCTGCTCGGTTATTGAGCTGATAGGATCGGATTCCTTTATCTGAAGCAGTTTAAGCATCTTGGTCAACTCTTTATAATACCCACCTTGATTTCTCCCTTGAGCGACTTTCTCTTCATCAAACAGCTCATATGTGTCCCTGATGGACAATTCTGATGTATTAGTTCTCTTCTTAATCACCATTCATCCTCCTTGAATTTATTTCAATCTTGATGATATGATTATATATCCTGTCCATCAAAAGTAAAGAATCAGAGTTTCAGTTTTATATGTACCAATTTAAAAAGTGCTTATTTTAAAGCACTTTGTTAATATTATGATGATCATCTGACTCTTAATCAGAGGGTCTGGGGTTCGAGCCCCCAGGGAATCACCATTGAGATCAATAACCCCTTAAATAAAGGGGTTTTCTTTATATTTGTTTGCTTTGTTAACTTAAAAAAGGTACTTGTATTCTAATGTCAATCAGAATATCAGTACCTTTTGTCTTTTATTAACTACCCATCCTAGTTAGTTTACTGAGGTATGGTTTAAATAGTATAATAGATATATAAAGTTAAATCAGTAATCCATAAGACTTGTTATGTGATTTTTTTATTGTGCTCTTTTACTAGAGTTCATTAAATGGACTACTTGTCTACATATAATTTAGCATTATTAAACCGATTTTACTTCAAAACTTTGTATATTATTCTATCCTTGGTGCGGATCTAATAAATCTTGTTTTCAGCTTAAGTATTCTTGATTCTCCGCACCATCATGGATACTTAAGTTTTTTTATCAATCAGGATAGCGTGTCTATATTATCCGGTAGAGACATACCACTCTCGGGAAACCGACAAAGTGTCTAAACATCATCCAGCTATCATCCAACAGGTGATGTTTTCAAATACTTATTTTCATCGTTTTTAAGTCGTTGGGGAAAAAGATGGGGTGGAGATTCATCCGCGAGAGCGGGGTGTATCGGTATACTATTGTGTATACCGCTGAATGGTCAAGTCAAGGAGTGAATGAGACAGGTAGCACGATTATTCAGACTATCCGAGAAATAACTCAAATCTTATACTTAATTAGTATTAGAAATACGTTATTAGAAGTTAGTTTATACCTATCAACTGATAGGTGTATTCTATCTTCAAAATAATCTAAAAACTTACCTTAATTAGTATAAAATACTAAAATGTAATTTCTATTTAGTTCTTTTATTTCTTTAATGATAATCATGAATAATAATACAACAACCTATGTAAACTAATTTTACATAGGTTGTTTTTTATAAAAAATAATCTAATAAATATTAGTCTTTCTATAGGTGATGTTTTATTAGTGTAAACATAATTTACATATACTATTTAAATCTCCACTTACAACCTTTCAAAGTTTCCCTTTCTCCTCTACATGCTTCTGCTATTTGATTATTACCTGTCTTGAGAGAACGAGCTGCTACGGAAATAGATGGATACTCGTTTATGATGTCTCCGGTTTCTGCATCTATCTGTAATACAGATCTTTTTTTCTTATACCGATGAGGAGAAATATCGGAGTGATCTCCGGTATCATATCTCCACAAATAACCATAAGCAATATCACCTTGTCTGTTTGGATTTACAGCTGCACAAACTGCATTTGATTTAGACCCATCAATACTTTCACATGCAGACGCAATACTCGGAAATGTACAAATATAATGACCTTCTAAATCATATTTGTTGACTGGTTTAGAACCTTTAAGATTTCTTTTAATGGTTATAGCTGACAATTCCTTTGCTACGACTTTGCTGATGTCGTAGTGATTTTCATTAACCATAAGATATAGATCAGCTGGGATGTCATATTTATATATTGAATTCATCTGTTCAAAATAGTAACCACCAATCGATTTGTCTTCACCAATATGAGAACGGATTGTATACTGAGCGACTCTCAGTTTTTTTGAAGCATCCGAAATGCTTTCAAAAAAGTTAACAGGTTCTCCTTTGTAATATTGAATAACGGGTTTGGAATGGTCGCTACCAGAATCTCCACCTTCAGAAGTGTTATAACCATTAGGTGCTAAAGAATGATAAACTTCATTAATATAATAAATCTCTTTTTCACAAGCTTCTTTTTCTGTAAGATTTTCTTCTAGCACCTCATGTCTAAAACTATCCCAACCATATTTTTGTATAGCTCTCCAGAAAACGGGTTGAGAATTGTAACCATTTCCTTTTAGAAATCTTTTTTCAATATCTTCCTGCTTAGTTATACCAATATAGGATTTTCCATTTGGTGAGATGTGTCGGTAAACGGTATATGTTCTGGTGTCTTCATCTAACGGATGCTTCACCTTCCAGAACTCTGTTCTTTTGTGATTACTATGACCGCACGATACCGTATGACCACTGCTTAAGTTCCCGGAATATACAATCTTTTCGTTTCCACAATCACACAAGCACCTATAATAAGTCTCTCCGTTTTTATACTTAGCTAACTTTTCGATCGCTGTTAACATTCCAAATCTCTGTCCCGTGAAGTCTTTAGCATTAACAGCAGGACGATGTCTCAAGCATCCGCAACTTTTAATACTCCCGTTCAAAAACGAGTAAATTGGAATAACGGTTTCATTTCCACATTCACATTTGCATTTCCAATAAA